CTTATATTAAATAAATTTAATTTTATTGATTTCCACTTTTCGGATTTATAAAAATCAACACGTTCCTGTTCTGTAAAATATTTACTCATCTTCTTTATTCTCTAAACTTTTATTTCTAGCATCGATAAACATTTCCTTTATTTTTTTCATTCCAAGTTTATCAGGATTTCTCCGATTATTATAAATGAAATCAGAAAGTTGACTGTATATGTATTCATAATTATTAATTTTAATACGCCTTTTATTAGTTTTGCCTTGATTTAATATTTTTATATATCCCCAATCATTCAATATTTTTATATTCCTAGTTACAGTTCTTTCTTCTTGGCAGGCCATTAGTCCTAGAAAAGCATTATTGGCCCAACAACTTTCTTTATTCTTATAAAGATAAAATATGCCAAACAGAGACTTGGCACTTTCCGGGATGTTCGGGTTGAAAAGTAATTCTGTCGGGCAACATAAAATTTTTGGCCTTTTGCTAATTTTTAATTCTTCCACATTCTCTCCTTTATCTGTTTATTGTGATTAACTGCTGTAGACTCATATAGTAAGAACTATAGTTAAATTTGTCAAGTGGCAATGTAAACTTTTACAAAAATTATCTGGAAACTATAGAAAACAACAGTATTTCGACTATAGATAATGGTTACTACCGTATTCAATAAACTTTTAATGTAGTAAGTCTTTTATACTTTATTCTACGAGCATGCTTTTTATTTACATAAAAAAGCATATACGCAATAGCACGAAATTCAAAATCGTAACACGCATAATTTAACACGTAACACAACCAAACACAAGTACAATATTACACCATAACCATAGCGTTGGTTGCTAGCGCAACCAAGTGACGATGCTACGCATCGTGTGCTACTATTTTCAATGATTTTGTTTCAACTATTTTATATTCCTTGTTGTACTAAATAAAATTGTTAAAGTTATTCCGGTTCCGCGCCGATAAGATATGTTAATCACTTGACAAATTGATAAACATGATTATATTATGCTGTAACGCAGTTAAAACTAAATAAACGGAGTAACACATGGTTGAAAACATTTTCTATTGGACTGGTGTAGTGATTTGGTGGTCGATATGTTTTTCTGCTATTGGCGTAGTTATAGCAACTACAATAGTTGCCCCAATTCTATCATATCTACGTATAAAGAAATATTTTTGGCAATGGAAATGGGGTTCCGAATTAGCCCATACTGGATTAACACAAGAGGATGTGAGATATGCCCTTGCTTATGCTAAAACTCCTAATGGAGTGTCAATACAAGAAATTCCTGCTTGGGTCGAACAAGTAAAAACTAGGACCGTCTCAGCTAGAAAACTCAGTAAGCAGTAAAATTAACTAAATACTGGAGCATTATGAAAACATTTGACTCATCGCAAGATAAAATTGAATATAGTAAAGAATTGATTCGCTGTTGGTACGAAGCATGGGACGGAAAAGTATGTGTTTCCTTTTCTGGAGGGAAAGACAGCACTGTATTAATGCATTTGGCCCGTTCTGTTCATCCAGATATTATTGGCTTGTTCTCGAACACTGGCCTAGAATACCCTGAAGTAGTTGCCCACGTAAAATCATTTGATAATATTATCATGGTTCGCCCTAAGAAAAATTTTAAATGGGTTTTAGAAAACAAAGGCTACCCTGTAATAAGTAAAAAAGTAGCAAGAGGTATTTCCGATTTACAAAACTCACATGAAGGGAATCAAGACACCTGTAATTTAAGAATAACGGGATATAATAAAAAAGGAGTTTATTGCCCATCATTCAAGTTACCAAAGAAGTGGTTAAAATTGGCCGATGCCCCTTTTAAGATTTCTGATAGTTGTTGTAATTATATTAAAAAAGAACCGATGAAAAGAATCCACAAAGAATTAGGGCTTCACCCAATAACAGGACAAATGATTTCTGAGGGGGGGCAAAGAGAATTTGCACTTAAAAATCAACAATGTAATGCTTACGAATTAAAAAGCCCAATATCTAACCCTATGTCGTACTGGGATGAACAAGACGTTCTTGAGTATATTATTAAATATGATATTAAAATTCCATCTGTTTATGGAGATATAGTAAAAGATGAAAATGGGAATTTAATTACCACCGGTGAAAAGAGAACAGGTTGTATGTTTTGCATGTTTGGGGTTCATCTTGAAAAAGGCGAAAATAGGTTTGAGAGGATGAAAAGAACACACCCTCAACAATACGACTTTATTATTAATAAATTAAATGCAAAAGAGGTTCTGGATTACTTGAATATTAAATATTAAGCAGGAAAGGAAATGAGCACAACAAAATTCAACGAAGATGATTTATTCAGTAAAGGTAAAAAACGTAATCACAAACAAGATAATAAGAAAACAAAAGAATTGAGGGATAGATATAGTAAAATACAAAAATATAAACAAGAAGACGATAAAGCACTTGAACAAATCGACAAGTATTGGAAAGGTAAAGAGGTTATTGAATAAAATAATTAAAGTTTTTACTTAATTATGCCGATAAGGAAATTTAAGACTAAAGAGGCCTAAAATAAACTAAAATGCAAGAAATAATTGAAAGACTAAAAGAAGTTAAATATTCACTGCAAGATGAACTGAGTAATAACGATGATTTTATTGAATTTTTCCCTGAATCAGAGGCGATAATTGCGATAAAAAACGATCAAATTACTGAATTTATTGAATATTTAGACGAAATACTTGAAGAATTCCAGTAAATAACTATGAACTCAGAAGAAAAAGAACGATTTATGCAGGATTCGCTTGAATTAGTGCAAAATGCTGATTTTAGCGTTGATGAGTATAATTCAGCCTTGAAAGAATTAGCTACGATCAAAGAAGATGAAGATCTTCCAGTTAGAGTTCAAAGATTTTGCGCTGAATACGTAAGTACCTATAGCGGTGAAAAAGCCGCAAGAGCAGTAGGATATCCTCCTTGGAATGCTCAAGTATTTGGAGCTAGACTCTTAGCCAATCGACTTGTTCAGAAAGAAATTGAACGCCTCCAGAAGAAAATCACCAAAAAATTACAAATTACCCAAGAAAGAGTCCTAGCTGAATACGCACACGTTGGATATAGCAATTTTGCAAATTATTATGACGAAGAAGGGAAGCTAATCCCGATTCATCTACTGGACAGAGAACACGCAGCGGCAATTCAGGATATTGTCTATGACCGCAGAGGAAATATAAAGGGATATAAACTTATCGGGAAGACTGTAGCATTAGATGCTTTGTCTAAGACGCTTGGGATGTTTGATAAGGATTCAGAAAGGACGTTGCCTGTTGATTTTAAGCAGTTCTGTGCTTTGTTGCCTCCTGAAATTCAAGAAAATATTCGCGTTGGGATGGCGAAGAGAATAGGTCAAAAGAAATGATGGATTATATTATTTCCACTTGTAAGATTGGGGATTATTTTAGATCGTTCTTCTGTACTGAAGATAGAACTGAGCGATTGTGTGAGTGCCAGGGTGGTCATAAGACTGCTGATGAGGCGTTGTGGTGTCAAGTTGCGGTGAAGAATGGAATTCATTTAGTTGTGAATTATAGGTAGATTTGGTAGGTGTATGGTGTAGTGGATAGGGGGCACCCGACAAGTAGAGAAATCCTTGCTCTATTTCCACTTTTAGTAATAAGGAACGCTTGAAGGAGGCGTAGATGGAAGAGATTAAAACGAAGAAGTGCAGAGTTTGTGGTGAAGAAAAGGAATTAGATGCTTTTGTCAATCATAAAGGCTGTAAATTTGGAAAGGACACTTTATGTAAAGAATGTAGACAAATTTATTTAAAAAGTTCTCCAAATGTTCATAAGTCTGATAGCGGTAAAAAATATTACGAAAATAATAAAGAAAAGCATAAAATAGGCGGTAAGAAGTGGTACGAGAAAAATAGAGATAAGATATTAAGTGATGAAAAAATTAGAAGAGAAGAGAAGAGAAGAGAATAAAAGTTTATTCCAAGAAAGAGGTAAAAAATATTACGAAAATAACAAGGAATATGTGCTATAGAGATCTAAAAAATATAGGAATAGCTCAGCTCTTTATGAAACATATAAAAATAAATTAACAATTGATGAGGAGCCAATTTGCGATGAAAACGGATTTATTATGTGTAGATGTTATCATTGCAAAGAGTATTTTATCCCAAATAACGGACAGGTATCAAATAGACTTAATTCGTTAAATAATAATAACGATGGGAAAGAAATTCATTTATATTGTTGTGATGAGCATAAATTATCGTGTGGCGTATACAGAGCAAGAACAACGCCAAGAGAATTGAGGAATATAACAAAAAGAGCACGTTGCAACCAGCCCATTAATCGCAAAGCATTACTGGATAACCAAGAAGACGAATTTGGCTATACCTACTGTGAAAAATGCGGCAGGCCTCTTCCGCGAGAAGAATTAATCATCCATCACAACATAATGGTTGGCAAAGACCATACAATGGCTGATGATATGAGCCATCAAATAATAGTATGTGATGAATGCCATGAACATAAAGGTTGTTAATGACAAATTTAGACGATCAAGCATTAGATTATTTAATAAGTGCATTTGGAGAAGACCAAGTAGCTAATTTACTCCATGGAGACTTAAAAAAATACCAAGAAAATCCGATTGAATTTTTAGAAAAAGAATTAGGTGTTAAAAATTTATATGATGATTTAATTCGGGTGGCAAATAGTGTAAAGGACAATAAAATTACCTTGGCTATGTCATCGAATGGGACTGGCAAAACATTTATCGCTTCTCATTTGGCAGCTTGGTTTTATTTATGCTTCCCTGATTCTCAGGTAATTTGTGCTGCGGCTCCACCAGAAGAAAATTTAAAACAGGGGTTGTTTAGTGAAATAGCAAATGTTTTTTATAGGTATAAAAAATCATTATTTAAAAATCATGTATTGACTACGTTAAAAATAACTGATGATGTTAATGCAAAGGATGATGACGATGATATAAATTTAAAACATTTTTTAATCGGGAAGGCAATACCTACATCTGGAACCCCAGAACGCAGAAAAGCGTCCTTCAGCGGCAAGCACGCCAAATACCAACTGTACATAGTAGATGAGGCTGACGGGTGTCCCGATGAAATTTTTGAAGCGATTGACGGCTGCCTTAGCGGTAGTCACGTTCGTCTTTTAATGTTATATAACCCCCGCCAAAAATCTGGTTATACTTATAAGGTTTGGAAAGATAAATTAGGACATATAGTTCATTTAAATGCACTGAATCACCCGAATGTTGTCACTGGTGAAGAAGTAATACATGGGGCAGTTAGCCGGGATAAAACGATTCAACGTATTATGGAATGGACTGTTCCAGTTAGAGAAGATGAAGAACCCGATGAGATTAATTGTTTTGAAGTTCCATCTTGCCTAGTAGGCGCTGTAGGTGTTTCAAGCTCAGGTAAAATTTACCCACCATTGGAGGGAGGATGGAGAAGAATAAAAGATTCTCAATTTGCAACGATTACACTAGGTCGATACCCTGCCGCTAGTCAAAATGCACTATTTAATGAAGTTGACATTGATAATGCGTTTACAAGATGGAAATTGTATAAAGCGCAATATGGCGATCAGGCAACAAATGGAATTAGACCCATACTCGGGATGGATGTCGCAGATGAAGGCGCAGATGACTCGTGTATTGCAATAAAATATGGAAATTTTGTTTCTAGTTTTATTCCGTGGTCTGGGATAAATCTTGATAGATCTGCGGATAGATTAGCTCAAACTTATTGTGATCTTAATGCATTACAGGCGCAGGTTGAGGCAGATGGTATCGGTGCAGCTATTCCGCCGAAAGTAAGCTCAATGTTTTATTGGCAGTGTGAAAATATTAGTTGCGAAGGAGTTAATAAAACCTATCTTGATACTACAATATTTCAATGTCCTATGTGTCACAAAGAAATGAAGAGACTTCATTTCAACATTAGAAAGGTATATGTCAGTTCTCCAAGTAATAAAAAGTGTGAATTTGGAAAGCTGGCCCTGACAAGGGATGAACTTGCATGGGCGGTGGCTGAATGGTTAAAAAAAGAACCAGCAGCTATGTTACCTGAAGATGCAGAATTGAAGGAACAGATGTTATGTTATGACTATAAAGAAGATCCTAATTCTGGCAAAATCAAAGTAAGTGATAAAAAAACGATTAAGAAGAAATTAAGCGGCAAAAGTGATGATAAATTTGCCGCTTTAAGAATGTGTTTCTACTCCCCAGCCGTTCCACACATAAGGATGATCGATTGAAAACCAAAAACTTAACAAATATAACAAACAAGTTATTAAAACCACTCCAACTTATAACACAAAGGTTAATTAAAGTATTTAACTACTTAACTTTTAATTTAACTATCCTCCTGAACAACAAAGAAGATAACTTTTATTTCTTCGCTAAACGACTTGAAATGGAATTCCCTAAAGGGTTAATGTTTGTATATGAAGGAATAAATTTTTATATCAAAGACTTCTGCCAGAACGAATACGGCGAATGCTCTTTAAATTACAACGAAGATAAAATATCGGTTGTTTGCGAATATTATGATATTGAAAGTAAAATTTGGAATGAGAAAATAATGCACGAAGATTTTGTCCGTAATAGATTTAATCAATTTAAGAAAATCATGGAACAGTAAATGATAAATCTATATCAAGGTGATTGTTTAGAAGTAATGAAAGGCATTCCTGATGGGAGTGTAGATGCTATTATCACCGATCCTCCTTACGGGACTACTGCTTGTAAATGGGATTCAGTTATCCCGTTTGAGGCTATGTGGGAGCAGCTAAAGAGGGTTATTAAACCTAATGGTGCTATTGTATTGTTCGGCAGTGAACCGTTTAGTAGTGCATTACGGATGAGTAATATAAAAATGTACAAATATGATTGGGTGTGGAAGAAAAGCAAAGGGAGTAATTTTCCACATGCTCCTAATATGCCATTAAAAATAACCGAGAATATTTGTGTATTTTCTAAGGGAATTATTGGACACTTATTGCAAGCCGGGGAAAAGAGAATGAATTATAATCCTCAAGGAATAAGGCCAGGAACTACGATTGTTAAACAAAACAAGAACACAAGCGATCTTAAATATCATAGAGAATCACAAACTAACCATACTTCTGGATATACATGTAAAAATGAAAATTATCCCACTTGTGTAATAGAAATAAAAAGCGAAGGTAAGACTATTCACCCCACCCAAAAACCAGTAGCATTAATGGAATACTTAATTAAAACTTATACAAATGAATCAGAAACCGTATTAGATTTTACAATGGGCAGTGGCACAACAGGCGTAGCATGTAAAAACTTAAGTAGAAAATTTATAGGAATAGAAAAAGATTTAACCTATTTTAATATAGCTAAAGATAGAATCAACAATACTCAAATTATACCAAATACAATCGAAGGATAACATATGGCTAATCCATTTTCATATGAAGTACAGTTAAAGGCTGCCGGGGGAAAGAGGAAGGGGGCTTTGCTTCCTTACCTGTATCCCTATCAATATGGGAGAGAGTTGCATAGTGATGAAGATTTTTATGCAATGATAAACAGCTACAGGTCGTGGATTTATGTAGCATCGAATAAGAATGCTTCGACTGTAGCGAATACACCATTGAGACTTTATGTTGCGAAGAACAACAAAAGCCAAAGGGTAAAACGAGTACAAACGAAAGCAGTTGACATAAAACAGGAAAGATTCATAAGAGAAAATCCATTCCTGAACAATATTCCTGCTATTAGAAAGGCATCATCCTTCGAAGAGGTGCTTGACCATCCGTTTTTAGATCTGAAAACAAATGTAAACCCATTTGTAAATTCCTTTGATTTGTTCGAAATGACTCAGCTGTATCAGGAGTTGACAGGAAACGCTTTCTGGCATATATTAGAGGATAAATTTGGGGTCCCAAGGGAGATTTGGTTGATCCCCCCTCAAAATTGTAAAATAATGCCAGATGCTAAGAAGTTTATATCTGGGTACAAGTATATAAAAAGTACAGAAGAGATTGATTTATCAGAACGCTCAATTATCCATTTTAAAATGCCCAACCCAAAGAATCAATATTATGGAAGTAGCCCCGTCACTAGTATCGCGGAAGAATATGGATTAGCTAAATCCATTAATGAATATGAGGCCGCGATTTTCAGGAATGGGGGAAATAATCTAAATGGTGTTTTTGAAACTGATTCCGAGTTAGGAGACCATGAGTTTGAACGTCTGAAAATTGAGATCAAACAAATGTTAGGCGGTGCGTCAAAAGGTGGTTCTATGCCCCTCCTTGATCATGGGTTGAAGTACAAACCTTTCACGAACAATTCTCCAAAGGATATGTCATACCTAGGAGGGCGCGACAGGATCAAAGAGGCTGTGCTTAATGCGTTTGGGCAAGCATTGGGTATGTACAGCTCAGAGGCCAATAGGAACAATGCTGATGCTGCCATTGCGACATTTATGCAGTTTACTATTCAGCCAAGGCTTAGAAGGATTGAAGAAAAACTAAATGAGAAGATGATTTGGCGTTATGACGAAAAGCTTTTCGTCGCTTATGATAATTGTATACCATCTGATAAATTGTTCGAGTTGAATCAAAGCGTAAAACACATCCAAACCTCAATCACTTCAGTAGACGAAGAAAGAGATAAACTTGGATTACCTGAACTTGGTGGCGTGTTTAAACAGCCTTTTATCCCAGTTAACTTTACAACCCCATCTGGCCTTTTAGCTAGTATTGCCGAAGGCACAGGCGAAGGGAATGTTGTATCGTCACCTGAGAAGATGAAGGAAATTTTAAATAGATAATAGTTTAGCACAGATAGGCTGATCCCCGACAAGTGAGAAAATCCGAGTCTCATTTCTGTGCTAATAATTTAACTCGGGATACCTATCGGAGGTATTAAAATGGAAGAAACGAAAGTTTGTACAAAATGTGGAGAAGAAAAGGAGTTAAGAGAGTTTTACAGAAGAGAAGGTTCTAGTGATGGGAGGAGGACTGACTGCAAAGAATGTTGTTCTAAAAATAAAAGAAAATATTATGAAAATAATAGAGAAATATTTTTGAAGAAAAGCAAAGAAGTATATTTAGAAAATTCAGAATATATAAAAGAAAGACAAAGGAATTACACTAAAAAGAATAAGGAATATATTTCTAAGAAAAGTAAGGAAAAGAGAGAATTAAATAGAGACAGAATAAGGGAAAAGGAAAGACTTTCGTATTATAGAAACAGAGAGAAGAAATTATTGGCGGCGCGTAAGTTATACGAGGTCAATAAAGATAAAAAATCGGAATATAATAAGAAATATAGAATTGAAAATAAAGACGAATTGGTTTTAAAAAAGAAAAAATATGCTAATGGCAAGGCGTTATTTAAAACGTTTGCTGACAGGTTAACAGTTGAGGAGTCTCCAATTGAAAATGAGCATGGCTTCATGTTATGTAAATGTTTTAAATGTGGTAAATATTTTTATCCTACAGTAAGGGAAGTAAGTAACAGGATAACATCACTTAATACTAGTGATGGGAAAGAATGTCACTTATATGATTCACAAAAATGTAAGCAGGAGTGTGATGTTTTTAAAGCAAAATTTCTGCCAAAATCGCAGAGAGATCTTATAATACAAGCTAGGTGTAATCAGGATTTGAATAGAGAAATGTTGCTCCAATTGCAATTAGATGAGTTTGGGTATAATTTTTGTGAAGTTTGCGGTGTAGAATTTGATCAGAAAGACTTATTTATTCATCATAATTTAATGGTTTCTTTATATTTAAATGAAGCGGATAATATGAGCCACCAGATTTTAGTCTGTCGCTCACATCATACCCATAAAGATTGCTTTAATAAGTCATAATTAAGGGAGAAAAATTTTGACTACAGAATCACAAGAGATCCAAGAATTGATTGTTGAAACATTCCTGAAACTGGATAAAAACGCCAGAGCAACAGCCAGGGAGCTTAACCTTCCCAGAACAACAGTACGCAACCACTTGAGGCGGGCTAAAAACAACACAAGATACAAAGAAATTTTTAAAGTACAATCAGAAAATGGTAACGAAACACTTATCCTTAAATCACAAATCCAGGACTTAAGAAAAGAATTAGTGGAAGCAAATAAAAATAGCGTTTCCGCTGAATATATAAAGAGATTTATTCTCAATTTAAAAGATTCCAATCATATCATCCCAGAATGGCTAAGTAAAGAGTCAAATTTTAATGATGGGACGATTGGAGTACCTACTTTATGTATTAGCGACCTGCATTTTGGAGAGGTGGTTGATCCTGACCAGATATTCGGAGTAAATAAATACAATATTGAAATTGCTAAACATAGATTGCAAGTAGTGGTTGATAAAGCTATTGATTTATCATTTAATCATATAGCTAATGCTAAGTATCCAGGGATCATTGTCCCTCTACTTGGTGACCTCAGCACTGGACTCATTCATGACGAATTGAAGATAACAGGTGAAAAAGAAGTATTACAAGTGAGCCTTGAACTTTTAGATGCAATGATTGAAGCAATTAAAAAATTAGCTGATTCATTTGGGAAGGTATTTGTTCCCTGTGTAGCCGGGAATCATGGGCGATTGACTCTTAAACCGAGAGCGAAGGGGTACGCATACGATTCAATGGACTGGCTTCAATATCAACTCCTTGCTAAGTTCTTTGAAAATGACAAAAGAATTAAATTTTTAATTGCAGATGGTGAAGATGCTCAATATAAGGTGTACGATTACACTTATAGAATCACACATGGTTCGCAATTTTCCGGTGGAAACGGAATCCTCGGCGCGCTTGGACCGATTTTGCGCGGTGACATGAAGAAACGCTCTTCTGCTAGGTCAATGAATGCAGATTACGATGTATTATTGATTGGGCACTTCCATCAATCTATGACATTTGCTCAACGGTGTATATGCAACGGTTCATTGGTTGGATTTAGTGAATATGCAGCGAAGGGGAATTATCCATTTGAACCACCTACCCAAAATTTCTTTATTACACACCCTGTTCATGGTATTACATTTAATCTGCCTATTAGAATTGAAGATAAAGAATTAACTAATAAAGAGTGGGTCAGTTGGGAGGAATAAAATGAGAACATGTAATTGCACTCTACCTTATACAAATCCAAAGGCATGTGAAAATTGTTCGAATAACATTAAATATGATTTTAATAAAAGTTATGAATATAAACCAATTATTATAAAAGGTATTTGCCTGCACACGGACGAGAAGAAGGATTATAAATTAGGACAATTTGAGGCTTAAAATGAGAGCATCAGTAAATCAAGATGATATTGGTTATACACCAAAGGCTTACAAATATACGGCATTTTTGAATGGAATTAAAGTAAATTATTGTAGGACTGCTGATGAAGAATTGGGATATATTCTTAAATTTAAAGAAGATAAAGATGGAAAACTTATTATAAAAGATGACGAACTGGAAACCGAAGAATTGTACGGAGAAGTTGAAATAAGAAAAGTAGAGAAAGAAGATAAAGACGAGAACAAGGAGGAATAAAATAATGATTGAAAATAAAATGTTCGCCACTTGCTTTAAAAAGGAAGTGAATGACGAAGAGAAATCAGTAGTTGCATGGGCAAATAAGTCAGACTCCATTGACAGGTCAGGCGACCTTATCGAAGACGAAGCTTGGGATTTAGAGAACTTTTTGAAAAATCCGGTTATCCCCGCGTTCCATCAATATGACAGGCCTCCTATCGGTAAAGCACTTTGGGCACGGGTAATTCCGGGACAAGGCTTAAAATTCAAGGTTAAGTTCGCTTCAACTTTGGAAGGACAAGAATTCTATGAGCTGTACCGGGATGGGGTGCTCAATGCGTTCTCTGTGGGCTTCCGTGCGTTTGACTATCTCGAAAGGGAAGATTTTAAAGAAGCAGATATTATTAAATATAATAGGAATGGAAAATTGCCTAATCGGGTTTACAAGAAAGTGGAATTGTTTGAGGTAAGCGCAGCAGTTGTCCCTGATCACATGAATGCGCTGGTGGAACGATCTGCTTCTGGCATGATTAAGACTAAGTGTGTAATGGATTTCGCAGAAGACGCTAAATCCTCCCCAGAATATATCGAACTCCTCTCCACCCAGCCGGATTCTCTACCGGATTTCCCAATGGAAGATAAAGCAAAAGTAATCGGATTTATTAACCTCAGTGAAAAATCACTTGATGAACCAGAAGAAGTAATCGAAGAGGTACAAGAGGTTCAGGAAACCGTAGAAAACGAAGGTGCAGTAGAAGAAAAATCAGAAACGATTGAAGAAGTTGTCGATGCTAAACCAGTAGTAGAGACTGAGACTGTCGAAGATGCTGAACCAATTGAAAAAATAGTAAATGTGGAAGTCCTTGAAGACGCCGAAGAAAAAGGTTTAGACCTTGAAATTATTAATGAAATAGAGAAAATCGGAGAAGTAGCTGAACCAGAAACTATTGATGTCGTCGAAGAAAAAGCGACAGACGAAGTTAAAAGCATTAAAAAAGAAATCAATGATATTATCTTAGAAGTTCAAAAAGAAGAGAGTATTGAATCAGTAGCGACTGTAGAAAAGGTTACTCAAGAAGAAGTAGATAGAATAACAAATATTCTGAAATCTTGCAAGATTAAAGATATTTCTGATGAAGATAAGAAAATTATCTCAAAACAGTATGGCGAAGAAGAATTTGATATTACTTCAGTAAGAACTGAACCTGCTGGTTTTGAACTAAAGGTCTTCTGTAAATTCCTGAATTGCAAAATCAAGAATATGTTTGTTACTGATTTCTTTATCCCTAGCGCAATGAAAGGTAATTATTTATCTGGCTTTAGAAATTCACTAACTAAACACGAATTATTAGATCAGAGGAATTTGTATGGAAATGGTGGGGAAATTCCTCTTCGCCATTCAGTTATCCAGTTGAATTCAAAAAGATCAGAAGAATTCTTAACTCAAGGGACACAGTTTTATAAAGCAGATTCTGGTGAAAGATTTGTATTCCAGATTGAACCAGATTGGGGTGGGTATGGGATTAATATTTATACTACCGATAAAAATATTGAACTAAATAAATCATTTGCTATGGATGCCATTCAGTGGGTAAAAGAAAACAATCTACTGAAAGGTGAAAAATTCTCTATTATGGGAGAATTTCTTGATAAAAAAGAAATTGGTTGGGATGATGTAATTTTCCCTGATGAAGAAGCGAAGAATAAAGTCAAAGGTAGCATTGATAGACTTACTAAGACTTCCCCCAGTAGAGGGATTATGCTTATCGGCCCCCCAGGGACAGGCAAGACGATGACTGGTAAGGTATTGATGAATCAGCCTGATACTACTTTTATTTGGGCATCTTCTAAAGATTTTAGATATGGGGCTGCTGGTGCATTAGCTCTTGGTTTTGAAATGGCAAGGGATCTTGCTCCTTCTGTATTTTTTCTTGAAGATATTGATACTTGGTTGAAAGATTATACGATTGATCTTCTCAAAACTGAAATGGATGGGATTAGAGACAATAAAGGCGTTTTAACTGTCTTAACTTCAAATTTTCCTGAGCAAATGCCAGAAGCATTGATTGATCGCCCAGGTAGATTTCACCATATTATAAATTTTTCTTTACCAAATAAAGAAAATAGAATTAAATTATTAAAGTTTTTTGTTGATTATGCCGATAAGGTAATAATAGAGAAATTTGCGGAAGAGACTGCTGGATATTCTGGTTCTCATTTAAAAGAATTAGTGGAATTTGCAAAGATGATTGCTGAAGATCTAAACATTTCTATCGACGAGGCGCTTGTTAAATCTTTAGATCAAATGAAAGCACAACGGCAATTAATTATCGATGTAAGAAGTAATAAGAAGAAAGGATTAGAAATCCAAATGCCTGAAACTAAAATGGTAGAATTTTTAACTTCAACTAAAAAAGAAACCGAATTAAATTTTACTCCTGAACAGGTACAGGATATTTTTACTAAGAATTTAAAAGAAGTATTCAGTAAAATTAATATCAGTGAAATAGTAGAAGACAGAATTAAAATGGCTAAAGGTATTATTGAGTTTGAATAACATAGTTTAATTTTAAAATGGGAGGAAGACTGAGTATACCCTCCCATTTTAACAATACGATAAAAATAGCATTCCGTCAAGGAAAATTTTCGCTGGAGACATTTAAGAGATGTTAGGCGATCTAAACAAACGAACAAAGAGATAAAGGAGATTTAAATAATGGATACTGAAAAGAAAACTATGACCGTTGAAGAATTGAATGAAGTAATTGCGAAGGGCGCGGTTGGCGTTGTGGATGAGGCTGTTGCTAAGTTTAAGGAAGCACTTGCTACTGAAATTGACGCTAAGATCAAGGCGGCTGTTGAGCCGATTGAACAGCGGATTCAGGTGGGTGCTGACCCTATTGACAAAGACCCCACTGCTGGCTTTAAAACTTTGAGCAACTTCGGTGTTCACGTTTATAAGGCTAATCGCGGCAATGTTTCTGAAGAGTTGAAGAAGTGGGAAACCAAAGCTGCTGGTTCTCCGTCTCAGAATGTTACTGATAACGAAGCTGGTGCTTATCTTATCCCGCCTGAGTGGAGTTCTGATCTCCTGCGTCCCGTTATGCAGGAAGACCTTGCATTCGGTCGGACTCGGAAGGTCCCCCTTCAGCGTAACACCATCGAAATGCCTTATGTAAATGGCTTTGATGAGAGTTCCGGCAAGACTTATGGTAATGTTCAGGCCACCTGGATGGACGAAGAGGACACCCACACTGGTAGCTCTATGAAGTTCGGTAAGCTCCGGCTTTCTCTGAAGAAACTCGGCCTGATGGCTTTCGTTACTGACGAAATGATCTCTGATAGCCCTGCTTCCATGGAAGTTATTCTTCGTGATTCTTTCCGTGACGCCTTGACTTTTGAGATGAATGATGCTCTAATTCGTGGCTCAGGTGCTGGTAAGCCGCAAGGGATCTTAAATTCTGCTGCTCTTGTTACCGTTTCTAAGGAAACTGGGCAGGGCGCAAATACTATTCTCTTCGAGAATATCCTTAATATGTACACCCGTATTAATGATAAGGTAAATGCTATCTGGATGGTAAATCCTGCTTGCCTCCCGACCCTTGCCACTATGTCCATGGCCGTAGGAACAGGCGGAATTCCTGTCTGGCTCCCGGCTAATGGGGCCGCCGGTCGCCCATTTGATACTTTGATGGGTCTTCCAGTTGTATATAACAAGCATTGTTCTGCACTTTCTTCTGCTGGTGATATCATTCTTGTAGATTGGAGTCAGTATTATGTTGCAATTAAAGCTGGCGCAGAAGCAAATGGTGTTTATAGTTCATCTGTGCATCTAAAATTCGACGCAGACCAAACAGCGTATAAATTCGTTTTCAGAATGGACGGAAGTTGCGCCTGGAAATCAGCAGTCACACCTCCTCAATCCACAGCAACTACAATCTCCCCGATTGTAACTCTTGAGGCTCGGTAAGATTAGTTAAACTTTAGTGCGGATAGGGGGCACCCGATAAGTCAATATCTCCCGATTGACTTCCGCACTGATTATCATACGGGATTATAGTGGGAGTATGTATGTATGGGTAAAAGAGCGAATAAAATTGAAGTAAAATGTGAAACGTGCGGCAAACCAAAGATTATTACTGAACGGGCATACAACGCCAATAAAACAAAAAGATTTTATTGCAATACTACTTGTAGGAATAATGATAAGTTTAAACAAGTAGAAGTAATTTGTGAAAATTGTGAAACAGTATTTATGATTCACAAGTCAAGATATGATAAGCGTAAAAATAAAAGATTCTGCTGTAGTCGTAAATGTTTATCATCATATAAAAATGTGACACTTACCTGTGATGGGTGCGGTAGTGATTTTAAAAGAAAAGAGTACGAACACAAAAAGACAAACGGAAGTTTTTGTTCTAGGAAGTGTTATTTAAATCATATCAGGAATAAAGTAGAAACAAATTGCATAAATTGTAATGAAATTATTTTTGTTAGGCCGGAAGATTTAGAGAATAAAGAAAATTGTTTTTGTTATAGGAAGTGTTTACACAATTGGCAACATTTAAATTGGCAAGGAGAGAATCATCCTAATTTTTCGCAAGTAGAAGTAAAATGTTCTGTATGCGAAAAGGGGAAAATGGTAACAAAAGCAGTGTCAGAAAGGCACTCTAAATTTTACTGTTCTGATGAATGCTTGTCAATTGGTAAAACTGGTGAAGGATCTTCAACTTGGTTAGGAGGAATATCTTTTGGTGAATATTCTCCTAGTTTTAATAAAAGACTTAAAAAGAAGATAAAGAAACGAGACAACTTTCGTTGCCAACTTTGTGGAAGAAAAGGGAACAAGAAAATATTTTTAGTTATTCATCATAAAAATTATATAAAGACCGATTCGGATGATGATAATTTAATAACTTTATGCTCTAGTTGTCATGGTAAAACTAACCACAACAGAGAAATTTGGCAAAGATGGTTTAATTCAAGTAGTAGTTTTTGGTTTGCTGCACGTTCACAATAAAAAATAACGGAGGAATAAAATCATGAGTGGAAGACTGATTGAAGAAGTACATTTTGTTAACGCAATGCCTACTGGTGCTGCAATGGATGATCTCTATGAAGGTGGATTTTCAACCGATATCGTGAATCTCTCTAACTTTGAGAGAGCGACTTGGGTTATCTCCCGTGGAGTAGGCGCTACTGGCACCGCAACGATCACTGTTGATAGTTGTGACACTACTGCCCCTGGCACTGCAACCGCCATCCCGTTTGTTTACGCGGTAGCGAGTTCTGGCGATACCCTTGGGGCAGTTACTGCGGCCACGGCTGTAGGCTATACGACTGCCGCTGGGGCCGGGAGTATGGTGGTGGTGGAAGTTAATGCTTCTGAACTTAGTGGCACTGACAAGTTCGCCCGCCTTACTGTAACTGAAGGGACTGATTCTCCAGTTTCCGGTAGTGTTGCTTGTATTATGTCTGCTCCTCGGACTATTGCTGGGACTTCTACCCCTACCGCAATCGTTTAACCCTTATTCCTTAATCTTTTAAAGGGTTAAGGGATAAAACATAGCGGAAATTACGGGGCTGAAATATGCCCCAATTTTAAGCGGGATATAGTAATGGTTAACTTTTTAGGCTCATATCCTAAATATTCGGGTTCAAGTCCCGATCCCGCCTCCACTAAAATCAATTAAATCCATTAACCGGGAGAACAAATGGAATATTTAAAAGTAAGAATGGTAAAAGGTGAATGGCTCGGGCGCGTCCCCCCGGACACCTTTACTATTATCAAGCAAAAGGCTCTTGAATTAGTCCAAAGAGGAGTAGCCGAAATTGTAGATGCAACGTCTACCGCTAAACCAGTAAAACAAACGCAAGAACCAGAATTGAAGAAAGAGCAACAAGAAGAGCAAAAGAGTATCGATGCCCCTGAAGTAGATAAAATGATTCATGAGACACCGATGAACAAAATGATTCAGTCTCCGCCTAAGAAGAAAGCGGGAAGGCCGAAAAAGAAAACTTAAAGTGTTTTAAAATAATTTAATAGGGGGAACCGCTTCCTTAAACCGGAATAAAAGCCGGTACGGAGAAGGAGATTATTATGCCAGTAACAAATGTAAAATCAACGTGGGAATCTGGAAAATTAATTTTTAAACGGAAAGTTGCAGGAACTGCTGCAAGTGTATCCTTCGGCGTTGACGATTCCGGCGTAGATGTGATCATGTATGGTGACACTGCATCAAGCAACGCCACTTGGGATGCCTCAGCGGATAAATTAATTTTAACTGGGGCGAGCGCAGACCTTGGAACTTCTTGTTCTGCGGACGCATATGTCGTAGGACTGACAGCCGGTATTGACTTCAGTTCTGGAGCCGTCACAAATATTCATGTTGTAAAAGGGTTAGTCGTGTTCGCTGCATAAGTAGTTTAAATTATTATATTATTTTGGGGATAGGGATTCGAACCTGACAAGAAGACTTAATCCATCTTTTTCCCCAATTTTTATTAAATGGATTAGCATAGGAGGAATACTATGAGAGGTGGGCAGAATAGAATTAATGTAGTAATTGGACAAGAATTTGGTAGATTAAAAATTGTCGAAGAAATTGATAAAAATAAATGGGGAAGACGGAGATTTCTTTGCGAATGTAATTGCGTTGATAAAACAAAAGTCGAGGTTCTATTGTATTCTTTAACTTCAGGACATACGAATTCTTGTGGTTGTTTTAATTTAGAAAAAATTAAAGAAAGAAATACAAAACACGGGTTCTCCCAAAGAAATAATATCGATAAGTTTTATAGTCTTTGGTTGAGTGTCAAGAGACGTTGTTATAATAAAAATCAAAAACAGTACAAAGATTATGGCGGTCGTGGTATTTATGTATGTGATGAATGGTTGAATGACCCACAAAAATTTATCGGTTGGTGTAAAGTTAATGCATATTCAGAAGGATTAGAAATTGATAGGGAAGACAATGATGGACCTTACTCCCCAGAGAATTGCAGGTTTGTTACTTGTCAAGTAAATTCGTTAAATTCAAGGTTATTAAGAGATTCGAATTCTAGTGGATATTGTGGCGTAAGTTATCATAAAGGCAGTGATAGTTTTCAAGCAAGGATAATGTATAACGGCAAGGTTGTATTTACTACCGCAGGTTTTAATTCTCCACGGAATGCAGCATTAGATAGAGATAAATTCATTATAAGGGAAGGATTGCTGCATAAGTTAAACTTCCCCGAACTAGCAATCAACGGGCCTCTATAATGGGAGAATTAAACATCGCCATCGGTCTCCCCTGTAATTGGGACTTCCTCAATATCCAATTCTTCGAATCATGGATAGAATTAAAGAAACCCCAACACAGCGTAATAATCGGGAACCGAGGCAGAGTAGACGACCAACGCAATTCGATAATTCATGCAGCTCTTAAAGACGATTCATTTAGCCATGTACTGTTCCTTGACACCGATCATCGCCACCACCCTGATACTATTCCTAAATTATTGCAGCACGACAAACAGATAGTGTCGGGCTTGAGTTTTAGACGGTCAGAACCCTATGACCCGATTATGTTCAAGGAAGAAAATAACAGATTCAAAAACATAACCGAATGGGAAGAGAACGAATTAGTTCAAATTGATGCAGTAGGCGCAGCTTCTTTATTGGTTAAGACAGAAGTATTTAAAAGAATGGATAAAAATAAGTGGTTCGAGATGAATTACCCTTATCACAATGGAGTTATCAGTGAAGATTTTGGATTCTGCATTAAAGTGAGAAATTTAGGATACAAGATCTTTGTTGACACCAGTTGCACAAACGCTCACATCGGGACTCTGAACGTAACACAAGATACTTGGATTAAGAATGGGAGAAAAGTAAATGGACTTTGAGTTAAATGTTTATGACCGGATTATATTATTGAATGTATTACCGGATATTAGAGATGTAGATTTAACCCTTTATGGATGTTATCACAATTTGATTCAAGAATTATCATTTTCAGAAGAAGAACACCTGAAATTCCAAATTACACATAATGAAGAGAATAATGTAAAATGGATTAATGATGAAACGAAGAAAATTGATATCGGCCATAAGATGTTAAACATTATTCAAGGTAGACTGAAAGCGTGTAAAGAAAAAGAACTGCTTGAATATTCCCATAAGTCTCTTTATGAGAAATTCGTCAATGATTGAGTATATTAAAAACTTAATAAATAGAATTAAATCCTTCTTTATAAAACCTGAATTTGTTAAAGAAGATAGATACATCAAAAGTATCATGAACCCAATATTTTCTTCAGTAGTAGAAAAGGAACGATATGGCAATCAATAGACCAGTTAAAAAAGTCGAAAGAACCATCTCTACTTCTAATATTTTCACTGATTCTGCTGAATTAAAAGGGTATTTTAATTGCTCTATTTCTGGAACATTTGTAGGAGTAGTTACTATTCAGCGTTCATTTGATTCTGGCGATACTTGGTATGATGTAAAATCGTTCTCTATTGTTGCACAAGAGTTTGGGTTTGAGCCAGAAGCTGGTGTCGTATACAGGGCTGGAATTAAAGAAGGTAATTATACATCCGGCGAAGCAATAGTGAGGCTTAGTCAGTGACAACTATTTTTAATGAAAGCGCAGAGCTTAAAGATAGTTCTGGGGTTATTAATCGCTCGAACCCTCTACAAGTACAATCTCTTTCTGCAAGTAAGAAGCCTTATGCTGATGACCCTCATTCTCGTATTCACCAGGGAGTAATGTTCAATATTGATTCGACTGGGTCAAGTACGAATGTGGTGGTGGCTAATAATGCAACACTGGATGTTGTAATTAAAGCCACCGGAACCAATTACCCGCATATTTCAATTTCCTACCGATTAGGAGGAAAGGGTAGAATTTTAGTTTATGAATTGGCAAGTAATGAAATGAGTACTGGAGGTACTGAGATTATAATTGTGAATAAAAAGTGGGGATCTTCCATTGTATTCGGTGGAACTGCCTGGCGCAACCCTACCATTGATTTAACCGGTGCAATTTGTAAAGAAGGATGCGCTATTTTAGGAATACATCAAGGGCAGACTCGCAGTGGGTCAGCAGGCACATTTGCTGATGAAATAATTTTAACTCCAATAAAACCCTGTTTAATTAGGGTTTTGAATGAATCTGGTGGGGCGGTTGATGCCTGTCTATGTATCAACGCATATAATGCGTCAACAATAGCTGATAATTAGTTAAGGGGAATCAATATGAGAGTACAAAGATCAACGGCAGAAACTGGGGCAATATCATTAACTATCGATCCCGGCATTAATTTTAGGTTAATCGCAATTAAGGTTCATCTTAGTGAAGCAGGCGGCGCAGGCAATCTTACCGTTACGACTGATGCTAATGCTGGCGCTACTTATGATGCTGTTCTTGCCCTTCAGGATATGACTTCTATTTCTGATTATATTTATGTTCCTGATAATCCAGTGCCGTTTGTCGCTGGTGATAAGGCTGTTATTGCATGGGCAAATGTTGGCAATAAAACATACGGGATAGAAGTATTCTGGACTGCTGACAATTTAGGATAAAACAAATTTGATTTTATTAAGACGAGTATTGGCTATACCAGGCCAAATTTATAGTATATCGGGGTGAATAATTGTTAGCTAAACAGATAGTCCCAGGATTGGCCGGATTTGTTCATGAGCAAGCCGTTCCCTTAAGTGAATGGGTGATAAATCATAATTTAGGTCGTTATCCTGTTGCAGTAGTATTGGATTCAGGAGGAACAACTGTTGAAGGTACAATAATTCATACAGATGCAAATTCTCTAACTATAACCTTCTCTGGTATTTTTTCTGGGGTTGCACGTCTAATCTAAAACAAAGAGGAACCTATCATGGCTAAACAGTTTCTAACATCAATCGATCTCAACAAAAACGAACTTCAAAACGTAGCACTTCAGTCCCTTGCTACGCCTCCGGCAACGCCCGCAACCGGGCAACTGTACCTCAACACTGCCGGCAGCATTAACCAACCCACTTATTACAACGGCACCGACTGGCTACAGCTCGCGACTCGCGCCACGAACACGTTCAGTGGCAAACAGACACTCGCCACCCCCAGCGCAACAGTAACCGCCTCTTTGAACCTGCCTGCTGGCGCGGACAACACAGCAGTCAGCGGCGACGTATACAATGCCAGTAACCGGCTGAAGTTCCATAACGGATCAGCAGAAAAGAACCTGGCGTTCTCTGATGATGTTACCTATATTGGTACGACTTCTGTAGCCCTTAACCGCGGCAGTGGGGCGCTTGCCCTGGCCGGTATTACTGTCAATGGTTTGACGGTTTCTACCTCCACCGGTACGTTGACGATTGCCGATACAAAAACTTTCACTGTCAACAACACACTGACGATTTCCGGCACCGATGGTTCTACCCTCGCGATAGGTACCGGCGGCACCTTGGGCACGGCAGCCTACACCGCTGCAACTGATTACGCTACTACCGCTACTACATTAAATTCGTTTGCTGCGCCTTCTGCTGACGTAGCAATGAACAACAAGAAGATCACCGGGTTGGCTACGTGTACAGAAGACACTGACGCTGCGAACAAAGGCTATGTTGACGCGGTTAAACAGGGCCTGGATATTAAGGATTCTGTCCGGGTTGCCTCCACGGAGAACATCACAATCGCTTCTGCTTTGGTTGACGGAGTTACCATCGACGAAGTTGTAGTTGCTACTGGCGATCGAGTACTCTTGAAAAATCAGAGCACTGCGAGCCAGAATGGTATCTACGTCGTTGCTGCGTCTGGGGCGGCATCTCGGTCCACTGATGCTAACACCACCGCCAAGGTGTCCTCCGGCATGTATGTGTTTGTTTCTGAGGGCACTGCAAGTGCCGACGCCGGGTATGTTCTGACCACGAATGATCCTATTACCCTTGGCTCGACTGGCCTTTCCTTCACCCAATTCTCTGGTGCCGGGCAGATTACGGCAGGCAGCGGCTTAGACAAGCTCGGGAACACCCTCTCTGTAAAACCAGACACCGGGGGCACCTCCGGCTTGTCCGTGTCCAGCACCGGCGTTAAGGTTGACCCGACTGTAGCTTTGGGCGCGGCAAACACCTATGTTGCTCGGCGGATTGGGTTCCTGGTGGGAGACGGGGCGGAAACTTCGTATGTTCTTACTCATAGTCTTGGCAACAGAGGAGTCGCTGTTTCTGTTTACCGTAACTCTACTCCTTGGGATGAGGTTGGCGTCGATGTAGAGAAGACCACAACCAACACCGTGACCTTACGGTTCTCGGTTGCCCCGACCACTGATCAATTTGCGGTTTCGATAGTTGGGTAAGTTATTAAGCCCACAAACAGTTCCCGTAGTGTCCTCCCTGCCTGCCGCAAGTGCGGATTTGGCAGGGGCGACCCTGCGGTTGGCGGCAGACAATAAGCCGTACTGGTGTACTGGTACCGCATGGGTGGATCTCACCCTGACATCAGGAGATGACAGTAGGATAAACAGCCTGGAATTAGAGCTGGCTATCGCAACGGCCAACCCTGAGTTCTTCAAAGAATTTGAATACACAGGAGATGTTCTTGATGGTTTTACCTTGTATGCAGACGACACGAAGGTGGTGGCATTGTTGGCTGTGTCGTTTAACTACACAGGCGAGAACCTCACTCGTAAGACGATCCTGCGATCGTCTGATAACGCTTCTCTGCAAATAGATTTTAATTATTCTGGCGATTCTCTAATCTCTCAGGCAAGGGTTATTACATAAAATGGCAGCTCCTTCGTATACAACAGATTTAGCGACAGTCTCAGCCGATACCGCAAAAGGTACGATCTATCGGCAGGACTCTACATCTGCGCTGACTACGACAGGGTGTCTGGGTACGCTTACGCACGGTGAGCCAACAGGAAGTACAGCAGGCGGGCTCCCCACACAGGATACTGATTACTTTATCCTGGGGGTAGCAACCGCAGACAAATCGTTCAATGCCACAGGTGTTGGTGGGTTAGGAGCAGGAACAACTAATGCTGCGTCGCTGCCTACAGACGGGGCATTTATGTTCTGGCAGATGTTTACCTGCCCGAACTCCGTGACAGCAAAAGCAAGCGGCGGGATTCAGTGTCTCGTGGGCAGCAGCCTGGCGAATTACTACAGGTTCTATGTCGATGGGGACGATACTCATCCGTACGGT